TACGCTACGATATTGTAGTAGCTAGCGAAACTTACGCAGAGGCTAGCGATTTAACTAATAAAATACGAACCGCTCTAGATCGTTACACCGGTACGGTAGAAAGTGTAGTTATTGACTCTATACAGTTTATAGACTTAGATGCCGATAACGACCCAGGAACGGAGACCTACTTAACGAGTGCAGAGTATATAATAAGAGTTAAGCGATGAAAATAACACTAACTAAAAACGTAACCCTTCCGAGTGGTAAGAAGCTAAAGAAAGGTACTAACTTTGGAGTAGTAAACGAATACGGCCTAGAGCTTATAGAAGCTGGTAAGGCTGTAGAATTTGGGGCTGAGGCCCCCGTAATAATTGAAGAACAACTAAATAATCTAGATTAAAAATGGCAACTACCGGAATTATGAACGGAACCCTCTTAGGGGTATACGTAGGCAGCACTCTAATAGCTCACGCTACCGAGGGCTCTATTTCTCTCTCAATGGACACGAGAGACGCAACAAGTAAAGACTCTAGCGGTACTCGCGACTTATTAGAGGCTACTAAGAGCGGTACTATTTCAGTATCTGCGCTTTACGCTGAAGATGCAGCTTACGGCGTAGATGATCTTATGACAGCTTGGAGCGGACGCTCACAGCTTACAGTTAAATTTTCTACCGAAGTATCGGGCGACCATTACTGGTCTGCTGCTGCTTACGTAACTTCTTTAGAAGTTTCTAGCGGAATGGAGGACAATGTAACGTACTCGGCCACATTCGAGCTCACGGGCGCGATTACTTATACTACGGTATAATAGAATAACACAAACACATAAAGCAAATGGTAAAGAGAGTTAAAATAGGAGGGGAAGAAAGAGCTGTAAAGTTCGGCTTCGCCGCGCTAATGCAATTTACGGACGCTACCGGGTATACCCTAGCGCAGCTGGATTCTATAGGAGACAGTCTAACACTAACCCAAGCTATAGAGCTTATTAAAGCTGGCCTTAAACAAGGCGCTAGAGTAGAGGGGGAAAAGTTTAACGCTACTACGGAAGAGGTAGCCGACTGGCTAGACGACAACCCAGTAGCTTTAGAGGAAGTGCTAGCAATCTTTACCGAAAGCTTTACACCTGCAAAAAAGTAGAAGGGGCTAGGGGCCAGTCGGGCCCCGATGCCCCTCTTACTTTTGACCGCTGCGAAGAGATAGCCCTAGGCTTACTAGGTTATAATTACAGCGAGTACTTACACCTTACCCCGCGCAGCCTTAATAATGCTGTAGCGGGTTTTAGTGAAAAGAGGGAAGCAGAGAGCCGCGAGCTTTGGGAGGTAATGCGAAGCCAAACGGTAACGCTGGTAAACCTACAGCTACCTAAAGGCAAAAGAGTAAAACCCAAGGAGCTCTATAAATTTCCCTGGGACATTACACAAAAAGCAGGGCCACAACTAACTAAAGCGGAAGCTAAAGCAATACTAGCGAAATGGCAAAAAAGAGCAACATAAGTACTAACATTGCGATAGGTGCAAACCTTAGCGGACTTACTAGAGGCTTAAAAGTAGCCGGTAGTAAAATGCGTCGCTTTGGATCGCAAGCGAAAAGCTTAGGAATGAACCTAAGCCGTAGTATTTCTGCTCCGCTTATTGGCTTAGGTGCTATTTCCGTTAAAACCTTCTCCGGCTTTGAGGCCGAGATGAGTAAGGTAAAAGCCGTCTCCGGAGCCACTACTAAAGAATTTAAAGCACTAGAGGCCCAAGCTAAAAAGCTAGGGGCTTCTACTACGTTTACAGCTAGCGAGGTAGCCGGTCTACAAACCGAGTTCGCTAAGCTTGGTTTTACGGCTAGCGAAATAGATAAGGTTACCGAGAGTACCCTATACTTAGCGCAAGCTGGAGGGGCAGAGCTTGGCCGCGCTGCTGAGGTAGCAGGATCTACGCTTAGAGCTTTCGGCCTTGCAGCCGAAGAGACCGGTATGGTTACCGACGTAATGGCTAAGAGCTTTGCGACCAGCTCCCTAGATATGGAGAGCTTCGCCGAAGCTATGAAGACTGCGGCACCTATTGCCAAGGCTACCGGCGTAAGTATAGAGGAAGCTAGCGCAATGCTGGGAGCTCTAGCGAACAACGGTATAAAGGGCTCTATAGCAGGAACCGCTCTAAAGAAAATACTTAGCGAGCTGCACCAGGAAGGTAAGCCAATGCGCCAAACCTTTAGAGAGCTAGCTAATCAAAACATTAACCTAGCAGAAGCTAACGACTTAGTAGGCGAACGGGCTAAGGGTGCTTTATTAGTGCTTACTGAGCAAATGGGTACCGTAGACCAGCTTACCACTAGCTACGAAAATGCAGAGGGCGCCGCGGCAGCTATGGCCGAGGAAATGATGGATAACACCGCCGGAGCCTTTAAGGAGTTACAAAGCGCAACGGAGGGCGCCCTAATTGAGTTAGGCCAAGCCATCACCGAAAACGAGATATTTAAGAATGTGCTTAAAGGTCTTACCGAAACTATGGGTAAGATTACGAAGACCATTAGCGGAATGAGCGACGCCCAGCTTTATAACAAGGTTATACTAGCGGGGTTACTCGCTATGGTTCCTTTAGTTATTGCAGCTGTAGGCTCCCTTACTTTAGCCTTCGGATCTTTGACGGTCGCGATGGGGCCGCTAGGTATAGCGATAGCGGGAGTAGTAGCTTTGTATTTAGCGCTACGCAAAGAAGTAGACGCAACGCAGGAGGCAGTCGATAAAGCAGTAGGTAGTGAAGATCAGCAGAAAGGCTTAGAGGAGCTACAAGGTAGATTCGACCTGCTTACTAATTCTATTGGTAACCAGCTAAAAGCTATAAAGAAATTTAAAGACGGTTATAGTAACCCGTTTTACGACGCTGAAGAAACTAAGCGTTATAAAGATCTTACAGCGCACCTTAATAGGCTTCGCGAAGAACGCCAAAAAGTTAGGGAAGGTATTTACAAAATACAAGCCGCGCAGCGAGAGAATAACAAAGAGACTAAAAAAGCAGCTGAAGAAGCCGATAAATTAGCTAAAGTAACTAGAGAGAGTTTAGTACCTGCTTTAGCTACTTCTGCTATGCATATAGACTATGCTAAAGATAGGCTGCACCGGTTAGGCGAAAAGTTCGTAGAGAATCAGCACAAAGCTTTAGACTTTACCTATACGATGGGGGAAGGTTTAAAGCAGGCTATAGATCTAAGCGGAGGGCTAGCTTTTGAGTTTAGCCAAAATTTAGGAAACGCAATAGCCGGCGCTATAGTACACGGCGAGAGCTTTAGCGAAAGCTTTATAACTGCGCTTAAGGCTATGGCCGCGCAGTTAATCGCTACTATAGCTTTAGTAGCTGTACTAGCTGCTTTATTGGTAATAGCTACCGGAGGACTCGGAGGCTTAAGCTTGCAAAGCTTGGGCGTAGGTATGAAAGCCGTAGCTGCTTCTAGTGGTATAAATATACCTTTCTTAGCAGAGGGTGGTATAGTTACCGGCCCTACCTTAGCAATGATTGGCGAAGGCCGCGAGAGCGAGGCGGTAATACCACTTAGCAAGCTCCCACAAATAGCTGGAGGTGCTGGCGGTGCTGTAGAAGTATACGGACGTATAAGCGGCCAGGATATACTTCTAAGCAGCGAAAAAGCAGGAAGAACACGAAGCAGATATAGAGGGTTTTAAATATGGGGTTAAGGTTATACAGTGAATTTCACAGCTCAACGGATAAGCTTTTTAAAGTAGAGATCCACGACAGCAGCTTTAGCGGAACCGCTGAGGCTTTTACTGTTGCTAGTGATGGGTTTACCTTAAACTACAGCGGAGAGACCGACGACATAGTAAGCCCTATTATAGGCTCTAACTGTACTATAAGCGCGTACAATAATAGCGCAGCCTTCGACACGTTTATAAACTTACTAAAGAGCTACCAAGAGGAGCGCTTTACAGTTCGTATATACGGGGAAGCGGATAGTATAGAGGACGGTCTAGTAATGAGCTATTACGATACCGAGCTGCCCCCGGATAACGGGTTAGTACTTTACTGGTGCGGTATTATAATGCAAGACCTAGTAACGGTAGAAGATACGCATAAGCCCTACGTCTTTAGCATTACAGCTGTAGACGGTATAGGGCACTTATCTAATAAGCCTTACGAAAGCATAAGCAACGTAACGCTAGAAAGCTTTATAGAGAGCGCGGTAGACGCTATAGGAATAGATAGCTTATACGCAGACGACGACTTACTGTACGCCACTAGCGTTAATATTTGGGACACTCAGCAAACCTATAGCACCTCTAACGACGTAACTACCTTAACGCGCTTTAGCGCTTTGGTATTCGCTGAAAAAGAAGAAGACGGTACCTACGTATACTCTAGCTATTTAGATATCCTTAAAGAGCTTTGTATAGCTTTCGGCGCTAGGTTCTACCAGCGCGAGGGGGTTTACTACTTCGAGCAATACTTAGAGCGTACCGTAACGAGTAGAAGCGTAAGCGCCTATTATAAGGACGGCACTAAAGCTTTTACTTCTACTGTTAGCGACGACGTAACCCTCGACGGTACAACCGGAGGAGGGGCACGTCTAGCAGGTAACAGCTTTAACTTCTTACCGGCACTAAAAAAAGTACAAGTAAGCTATAACCAGGAGCGCAGTAATAACCTACTAGCTAATAGATTGACTTACACCGGTGCAACGGGCAGGCAAGATCTAGGCTTTGTAGTAGATGACAATAGCGGACAAATCCAAGTAACGGGCCAGCTTATATACCAGCTTACCCATAACGGTAATGCGGGTACGGTAGCCTTAGAATTTTGGCGCCCGGTATGGCGGGTAGAGCTTCGTATAGAAGACTCGGCAAATCCGGGAACCTTCTACTACCTTAAGAGAAGTTTTAACCCTAGCGGGGGGCAACTGTACGGCGCTACAAGCTGGACAACTACGCCTAGCTATTACCACGTAGACGCGGGTACAACAAGAAACGAGGCTAGCGGCGCTTACATAAGTAACACCTTTAGCCTAGTTACTCCGCCTCTACCGGTAGACGGAGACGCGCAGCTCGACGTAAACTACTACCAAGTATACGACGGCTTTAACAACACCGTAAAAGCGGT